TGATCCGTATAAAAAGTCGGTATATGCATCTATTGGAAGTGACCCGGATAAGGAAGAGTTCGTAGAGTGCTTGATTGCAATGGATATGTCGAAAGATCCTGCACTTGCACAAGCCTATAAGAACGCCAGCGTAGATAAGTTTTCTATGGGTTGTGACGTTTCCTCAACTACTTGTAGTGTTTGTGGAAAAGTTGCAACAACTACTTGGGATTTTTGCGAGCACGTTCGGTCAAAACATTCGGGTAGAGAGTATGACGTGGGAAACGGTTTACGACGTAGGGCGTTCGAAATTTGCAATGATGTTATTTTTGCAGAACTGAGCTGTGTTGACGAACCAGCAGATAAATCAGCAGTTGTTCAAGATGGTCTGATCTCTGTTGGAGACTATAATCCAAATCTTTCGCTGATTGCATCATACGTAGCCAACAATCCACGAGCTATTGATGAGCAGCTGGCAGGAATCTTCAACAAAATCCTCTCAAACTAGGGAGATATAATGGCTTCACCAAGCAAAATCAAGCTTTTCGAGACTGTCGCGCAGCTACACAACCAAGGTAAAGTCAAGCTCTCTAGCGACGAGCGTAGTCGTATCGAGTCAGAAACCCAAGAGCTGATTCGGCGTTCGGTACAGAATAAAATGGCTGCAAAGGCCCCAGAGGGTTTTGAGCAGCTGCTTTCTGGTTTGAAGGATGCTGATCCTGACGAAGCATATATTAAGATTGTGGATTTTATGGAAGAAGGTGGGATGCTAGATAAAGAAGATGATGCGGAAAAGGATGATCTAGAGGATATTATGGATCGTGATGATTCTGATAGTGATGATGATGAGAAAGACGAGAAAGAGGATGAGAAGAAGCCGGATATGAAAGAGAAGAAGCCGGATATGAAAGAGAAGAAGCCGGATATGAAAGAGGATAAATCTGATTTGTCGGGTAAGGAAGATTCTGAATTTGACCTGGCCAAGAAAGAGATTCTGGCTCAGGTAAAGGATATGGAAAAAGATCTGGATGAGGAGTCCCCTAAGAAAAAGATTATGCCGGATATGAAGGATAAGGGAAAGGGTGAGGGTAAAGATAAGAAGGATATGGCTCCAAGTATTAAGGATCTTCAAAAAGATAAGCGAGACAAATTCAAGGAACCCTCTAAAGAGGAGATGGGCCTAGAGGAGAGCGAGAGCATGGTAAAAGCCAAGAAAATCAAGGTAGCTGTTACCAAGGATAGGAATATTATCGCTCTTCATGAGGATCGCGGACCCTTGTTTTATGCAGTGCCCAACGATGCGGTTAAGGGTGACACAGAATCACTTCGTAAAGCAGTGAATAAGGTTCGTGCGGCAATTCTATATGAGGGCGTCAAAAAGGCTGCGAGCCGCTGTGGTGCTCGTTTACTAATCGCAGACGCAGATGACAATATCATGTTCAATTTTGATAAGGAAGTTTCTCCCATTTCTAAGGGTGTTACTGAGGGGGACGATACCGATACTCAGATGGGACATGAGTCTGGTGAGACTAACCCATTGAAAGACAACGATACGGATACTCGTGAGAAGCCTGATACGGGAGAGACTGTTATTGCCGGTAAGCAGGCAGATGTTTTAGAGGGCGGCGACACGGAAACCCGTGATCAGCCAGAAGAGCCTTCGTCTGATGCCACTGACGAGGCTGCTACCGATACTATGGATGATCATGCAACACCAGATTCCGAAACCCTGACCGGTGCCGACACTGATTATAAAGAGATTCAGGCTAATTACAGTAAGCTGTACAAGGCTCGTGCAGAGAAGATGGCTAAGAAGGCTAACGAGCAGTTTGTGGATAAGTTCAACCGCTGTATCCGAATTGCTTCTGCACGAATGCTGATTAACGATTACAAGAATCCTTTCAAGGAAGCTGCATTTGATGTTCTCACCGCAGACAATGTTCAGCTGAGTGATGGGGATTATTTCAATCCTATGGACGATGGCACGGCAGTTGAAGTAATCGAGCTGATTGCTAGTGAGAGCCATGATAATTTTGTGCGGCACTTACTTGGTAAGGCTGCGGATTTGATGGAGAAATCAGATGAGTATCTCCATGATGCAGAAGGTGATATGAAGGATCGTGCACCTAAGATGATGCCGGTTGCGAGTGAAAAGAGGTCCGCGTCTACCCGTAGACCAGATAATCACCTACAGAGAGCCGCTGCTGCTGGCAATATGAGTTTCGAGGTTAAGGGTGCTTCTGAATCACCAAAGAATAATCCCGTTCGTGACATGGTACAGGCTTCTACTAAAGTAGGTAGAACTTTGGATCAGTATTCACGAGCTGGAATGAAGAAGTAGTTTTTAATGCCCTCTTGCATGGTGTAGGGGGGTAGGAGCTTAATCGAGCAAAGGAGTTTCCTATGGCGTCACCAACTTGGAGCGCATTCAGGGTCTCAAGCCGTTCAATCGGTGTAGACCGAAATCGTTCCGTGGTTAAAGAAGCCCTTGGTAACTGGGTTGCCGAAGATGCTGCCACGTTCCGGGCCGGAATGCTTGTTGAGCTGTCTAGCTCTCAGAAGGTTCAGGCTTGTACTGGTACGTATCCACTCGGTTTTTCCCTGTATACTAAGGCAACCACGGAATATGCGGCTATCGTGGGCGAGTATATTCAGCTCAACGGTGTGACCGCAACAACTCTGGCCCATGCCAACCTGTTTGTACCCGGTGCAACTGGTGGTATCCGTGTAGCAGCGGCCCTAACGGGTTCTGCGTACACTGAGGGTGCCGGTAGTGACTATACGGTCAACTACACTAACGGTACTGTAACTCGTACTGCCGGTAGTACGATTCCTGATGGTGGTTATGTCTATTGTAACTATCTCTATCAGGTAACCGAAGCCGAGCGCAAGTTCGAGGGGTCCAACTTCTGGCAGAGCCTGAATGATGTTAGCATTCAGGATGGTCTTGTTACGGTTGCTCGTGGCGACTGCGTTATCTTTACTACGCAGTACGACGCTGCTCAGACCTACTCGGTCAATACCAAGCTCTATGCTGGTACGAGTGGCGCTAGCTTGAGCGGTTACGTAACTAGTTCAGCGGTCGGTTCGTTTATCGGGAACGTGGTTCAGGTGCCAACTGCATCTGACCCATTCCTCGGTCTACGGTACATCGGCGGCACCACCAGCTAAGGGGAGGATTTACAATGTCAAATCCATATAGCAGAATTTCTGAAAAGAAGCGCCCCGTTCAGGCTGGTTCGGCTCGTCGTGCAGCTGCCAAGAAAGCAGCCCAGCGTCGTGTTGCCGTTCGCCCACGGGACAGGTTCACTGCGCGTCGGGATGAGAAGCTCTTTGACGAGAAGGGTACTTTCAATCCACAGCGTTTTGAGCGTGGCAAGTCGGCTGGCTCTAATCGTCGCATGTTCAACAAGGAAGGTGAAGTCAATGCTATCGACCGTAAAGATGCACTGACTCAGACCTATCATCTGTTGAATAATGTTACGAAGAAGAATGCTGACGTTCTATCGGCCTATAATCCAGATTCAGCTCACGAGAAGCTTTCGAAGGAAGCTCGTCGTGACATTCTCGCCGCCGCACTTAACGATGACGAGGGCTTCCGTCTGGTAGGTCAGGAACTTGCTCTTCCAATCAAGGCTATCCTTGATTACGAAGGGTTCGCCCGTAAGGTCTATCGTGTTCGTAAGCTGGGCCAAGCCGAACTATTCCGCATTCCGTTGGATATTCGTTCAACGGCATGGGTTATTGGCCAGGATGGTCAGACTCCAGAGGCGCGGATCAAGACTCGTTGGATTCTACCCGATGAGACGAAGATTACATCTTTCCCGAGCATTGATATTCACGATTTGTATCTTATGAACTTCGATGTTCTAGAGCGTGCCCAGGATACTGCACGTCAGGAAATCGAGCTTGCAGAAGACAAGCGTGCTGTTGCACTGCTAGACACTGCTGCTCAGACTGATAACGCAGTTACCACGTATGCTACTCTTGGTATCGGTGCATTTGAGGATGTTCGGTATCAGGTAGAGCGTCATCGCCTGAGCGTTGAGCATTTCCTCATCAATCGCGCGGAAGCAAGCGATGTTGTGAAGACCATGAGCGCAGCTGTTGACCCAGTAACCGAGCGCGAGCTGATCCTTGCGGGTTACATCGGCAATATTCTCAATGCTCAGATCCTCACCACTGCTGGTATCGGTGTGGAAGAGGTAATTCCAGCTGGTACTTTCTATGCTTGTACGGGCGCGGATTATCTCGGTGAGATGGGCGTGCGTGTTGAGCTATTCTCAGAGCCATACAATAAGTTCAATCAGCAAGAGACCGTCAAGGGGTGGTGCTTCTGTGAGATCGTTGGGTTCTGTGTAGCCAACTCGCGTTCGGTTGCTAAGGGCGAGAAGTAGGTAGTTCGAGTCCCTGTCGGGGGTGGGTGAGTATAACCCACCATAATTGCTCATCCACCCCCGTTTTTACCCCTCGTAAGAGGGAGCTTTGTGCCGCGATGG